ACCGTCTTCGGCGAGCCGCCCGTGGGAAAGGGCGTCATCAAGGTCACGAAAAAGGACGCTCGGATGGTCGGCCAGTATTTCCTCGACACGGTCGCCGGTCGTGAGCAATTCACGACGGTAAAAAACGTGGGCGCCAAGCAGGAATGGTCCTACTCATTCGAGGTCAAGGCCACGGGCGAGGTGACCGAAGAGTTGCGCCAGCGCGGCGTGCGGCGCGTCCTCAGCAAGCTGCTAGTGCATGAGGTGAGCCCGGTGATGCGCGGCGCGGGGATCGATACCCGCACCGTGACCGCGAAGTGCGCGCAATGCGGTGGCGAGCACGCGGCGGACGAGCCCGGCAAGGAAAAACCGGCCGAGGCGGCGCCAGCGGCCGCAGAACCAGTTACTGAGCAGAAGACCGACGAGAAACCGGCCGACAAACCGGCCGAGAAGCCCGCTGAGCCAACGCCGGAGGCGAAGGCCGCTGAGGAAGCGCGCAAGCGTGAGCGCGCGGTGATCGATGAGGAGGTCGAGCGGTTTGAGCGCACCCGCCGTCAGCTCAACTACTGAGCCGCGGCTCGAGCTTTTCCGCTGCCATCATTGTGGACGAGCGAGCGATCGGATGCGTCGCCCCATGCGAATTGTGGGCGTGTTCCGGAATATCCCGCAGTTTGCGGTCATTCAGCTGCCGCCTGGCGCGGAAAAGTTTCGCTGCCGACCCTGCGGCTGGATCAATGTCTTCGAACCGATTCCGGGCGCCCCTCGCCCGGTAGTTGACTTGCAGACCGCCGTGACCTAAACTAGGAGTACTTCTTCGCAGGGCCCTTTTCATCGGCCGGCGACGTGCGCAACCCCAATTGCGCCGCGCTGGCCTTCTCTTTTTTGGGCTCGCGGCGCGCTCCGTAGGAGGAGCGCCATGGCCAAGCGGTCGATCGAACTCCGCGAGGAAGCCCGCACCAAACACACCCTCGTCGGCGACGTGCTCAAGCTCGCGGGTGCCGAGCGCGATTTCAGCAAACGCGAGGTTCTCGAAAAGCTCAGCGCGACGGACTCGGCCGACGCAGTCAAGAAATGGCGTGCGCTGAACGGCGATGCGCACCGGCTCTTCAACGAAGCCACCGATGAAGAGCTCAAGGAAGAGATCAAGGACCACGATGAGCGTGATGAGGCGCTCCGCAATCCCAAGCCCTCTTCCGGTCGCCATCCCGCCCCCTCCCCGAACAGCGAGAAGACGCTCGGCCGGCTCCTGGTCGAGGGCGAGGCGTATCTGAAATGGCGCGACCAAGGGAAGAATCGCGGCCCCTTCGGCGTCGAGATCCCCATCAGCTCGAGAGATTATCTGCAGGGGCAGAAGACGCTCGTGACGACCACCGCCGGCTTCGCGCCGCGGCCGCCGCGGATCGCCGACGTCGTGCCGTTCGCGGTGCGGCCGATCCAGATCCTGGACCTGATCCCGATCGAGGGCACGTCGAACCCCACGATCATCTTCATGGAGAAGACCACCTACACGATCTCGGCCGCCGAGCTCGCGGAAGGTGGGACGTATCTGGAAAGCGTCTACGTCTGGACCGAACGCACGTCGCCCGTGCGCAAGATCGCGGACTCCATTCCGGTCACGGACGAGCAGCTGGACGACGTCGACCAGATGGCCGGACTGCTCGACACCGACCTGCGCTTCGGCATCCGGCAGAAAGCGGATTCGCAAGTCATCGTCGGGACCGGCGCTGGCGTGCAGCTCACCGGTATTCTGAACACTGGCGGCATCCAGACGCAGGCCCGCAGCACCGATCCGCACTTCGACGCCGTCTTCAAGGCGGTCACGAAGGTGCGCGCGGTGGGTCGCGCTGAGCCGGACGTGATCTCGCTGCATTCGACCGACTGGCAGACCTTCCGGCTCATGCGGACGGCAGACGGCATCTACATCATGGGCAACCCGGCCGAGCCGGGGCCAATGAACCTGTTCGGCGTGCCCGTGGCGCTGAACGAGGTCCTGACGGTCGGGACCGGTCTCGTCGGCGATTTCGGCCGCTTCTCGAAGCTCTGGGAGCGGAAGGGCATCACGGTCGAGGTCGGCTTCACCGGCACGCAGTTCACGGAAGGCAAAAAGACGCTCCGCGCCGATGGACGGTTCGCGTTCGTCGTGCGCCGGGCCGCCGCGTTCTGCTCGGTCACCGGGCTATAAGCAGTGGGGCTGGCTCGGCCGACCGTTCAGACCGCGACCATCGCGAATGCCGCGAGTCTGTCAGATGCGGTGGATGTGGGCGAGGGAGTCGTGGTGGGCTTCCTCGTTCCCACCTTCACCTCGGCGGCCCTGACATTTCAGGGCTCCGATGATGGCATCACGTTCAAAGATCTCAAGGATGCCGCCGCCGCCGAGGTAACGATCGTCGCGAGCGTTGGCGATGTCTTCTTCGCTGCGCCGGCGGCTCTCAATTCCGCCGCATTCATCAAGGTCCGCAGTGGCACATCGGCGGCACCGGTCGCCCAAGGCGCGCAACGGCTCATCAAAGTCGTCATCAAGTAACGGAGGAAAGACATGCCAACGATGCCGGACACAAGGACGCTCAAGGTGTGGCGCGGTGAGTACGACTTCGCCATCGACGGCGGTGCCGTCAGCACCATCACGCTGCGCACCACCGACGGACCGCTTCCCCTGGGGGCCGTGATCATGGGTGGATACCTCGACGTCCTGACGGCGCTCCTGTCGGGCACGGGGACGGTGGCGTTGAACTCTGAAGGCGCGGCCGATCTGCTCGCGGCGACGGCCCAAGCGGGCCTCACGCTGGGTCGGAAGTCGATTATCCCGGCGTTTACGGGCGTGACGACCGTGAAGACCACCGCGGAGCGCAACCCCGCGATGGCGATCGCGACGGCGGCGTTCACGGCGGGGAAATTCCGCCTGGTGCTGGTCTACGAGTAAATGGAGGGCATCGCATGGGTGGCGTGACGATTATACGGGCTGACGGGGATCCCGATCAGCCGAAAGACGGAGAACTGATTGCGGATCGCCGACTGTATATCAACGCGGCGAACACGCGCCTTGTGGAGGATGGCGATCCGTCTGCGGCCTTCCTGCTCGCCGGTGAAGGCGGGCGGATCGCCAAGGGCGACGTGCAGCGGCTGGGACTCGAGCTCATGGATGGCCGCGTCGTGCAGGCCCCACTCGAGACGGCCGAGGTCGTTGCGCCGGTCGAGACGGCCGAGCTGGCGCCGCTGGAGAACAAGGGTGCAGAGCCCGAGCCACGGCTCGTCGACAATCAACAGCCCGGAGCGGATTCCTCCGCCGCGGCGACGTAACCAGGCGGCCCGATGGCGGCCGACCTGGTTTCACTCGCGGAGGTCAAATCATGGCTCGGAATAACCGGCTCCTCCGACGACTCCCTGCTGACGGATCTTGCCGATCGCGTCGAAGTCCTCCTCGAGCAGGTCAAGCGCCGCACGTTCGTCGCAGCCGCAGTCGGCATCGTAGTCAAGGTGGACGGCACCGGGACGCCCTACGTCTGGCTCGAACGGCCGGTCAGCACCCTCACCAATGTGAAGATCGGCTTGGACTCCGCCAACCCCGACGAGACACTCGTAGCGGCGCCCAAGACAGTGATTGCGGTGGGTCGCCGCATCATCCGCCAGGACGGCGGGATCTTCCCGCGCGGCGTGGCAAACGTGCAGGTGACCTTCGACGCTGCGGACCAGCTCGACAAGGATGCGAAGCAGGCCGTACTCGATGGGGTGGCGCTCGTCTATCGGATGCGCGGATCCGAGGATGCGGCGAGCGAAGGTATCGGCGCGTTCACGCACGGACTGCGGCAGAAGTTCGAGCAACTCCCGAGCTGGTTGGCCGTGCCGGCCAGGCCGATCCTCGCATGAGCCGCGACGGTCTCATCACGATCCGCGGCGTCGCGGCGACCATCGAATCGCTGCCGGAGACGCAGGACTCGCGCGGCGAGCCGATCCCGGGTGCGCCCACCACGTTCGCGAGCGGTTCCGCCCTCATCCAGCCGCTCGGCGGCAGCGAGCTCTTCGCGGCGCAGCAGATCTTCGCCGAGGTGACGCACCTGATTTCCTGGACGCCCTTCGTTGCCGGCGTGATAGCCAAAATGCGCGTCAACGTCAGTGGCGTCTTCTACGACATCGGTGCCGTGCTCCCGGTCCGTGTGGGTCGCGAGCTCGAAATCCTCGCAGTGCTGCGAGGCGCCTGATGAACGAGACGATCCGGATGGAATTCGCCAACGGAAAACAGATGGCGGCGGCGCTACGGCAATTGCCCAGTGATGTGGGCGCCGAGGTCATGGAGACGACGCTCATCGCTGGGGCGACGCCGATCAAGAATGACGCAGCGGCGCGTGCGCGCATCCGTCGCGGTCCTCGCCGGCGCCCCGAAACCATCCCGCTCGCCGACACGATCCGCATCGAGGTGCGGGAGCGCAGCGGGCTCAATGCGGCGGTCGAGGTCCTGACGACGTCGCGGATCGCGCAACTCCGGGAATTCGGCCACCGCATGGTCGTCGGGGGGAAGCTCGGCCGTCGGCGTGTGCTCCAATCCGGGCCCAACAAGGGCGAGACCGTTGGCGGCGGCCGCGTGATCGGCCAGGTGCCTGCCTATCCGTTCATGCGTCCTGCGGCAGACGAGAATGCGGAACTGGCCGTGCGGATCATGGGGACCACGTTGGGACCAGAGATCGAGGCCGCATTCGCGAAGCGGGCGCCGCATGAGGCTCAGTGAACACGATCGACGACGCGATCGTCGCGCGCGCGGCCGCGTTCAGTGGGCTAACGGGCCTGATCGGGGCGCAGCCGAACATGAAGCTGTATCCCGCGGTCGCGCCCCAGAATGCGGTCGCGCCCTACGTCACGTATCAGCAGATCAGCGGGCCGCGGATCCACGCGATGGGTGCCGATCCCGGTGTGGTGAACCCGCGCATGCAGTTCACGGTCTGGGGACGGACGAACACCGAGGCCAAGAACGTCGGCCTGCAGGTGATGCTCTGCTTCAGTCGGTGGCGCGGGATCTTCGCGACCGTGGACGTCATGGATTCTTTCCTCGAGAACGAGTTGGATCTCGGGCTGGATGTCGAGACGAAGCTGCACCAGCGGGTGATCGACTTCCTCATGTGGCATCGGGAATGAGATGACCGAGCTCGAGATCGTCAAACGCCAGCTCCTGGCGATCCGCGACCTCGTGGACACGACGCTCGGTATCCTCGGCGTTGCAGAGTCACTCGACGATGAGCACGGGCCATGCGCGCATCCCGAGAATGAGCGCATCGCCGCTGGTGTCATGGGAAATCCGGCGCGGTTCTTCTGCAAGCGGTGCGAGACGATCGTGCCGCCCGATGCGCCGCCGCCGTCATCTGATCCCGCGCTGCACGTGGAGACCTAAGCGGATGCCGCCCAAAGTCCTGACGAACGCGAAGCTGTGGGTCGATGCCTGGGATCTCTCGGGTGACGTCAACAAGATCGCCCTGGATTACGGGGCCGAGTTGCAGGACGCGACGACCTTCGGCCATCAGGGCGGCAAGGCGCGCAAGGGTGGCTTGAAGAATACGTCACTCGCGCTCGAGGGATTCTGGAGCGAAGGCCCCGATCTCGTGGACGAGGTCCTGTTCGGCAAGGTCGGCCTCGTGGACGTGCCAATCACCGTTGCCGACAGCTTGGGTGCCGCGGGCGATCCGGCGTTCAGCTTCCTCGCCGGCATCGCTCAATACAGCCCGGGCGCGTCGATCGGCGAGATGCTCAAGTTCGCGCTCGACGCCGAGAGCTCGAACGATGCGCTGATCCGCGGCATCCTGCTCCGCAATTCCGTCGAGACGATCGCGGGCAATGGTGCTGCCTTCGCGCAGGGCCTGGTCGGATCCGGGCAGAAGCTCTGGGCGACGCTGCATGTCATCGCGATCTCGGGCGGTGGTACCTGGACGTTCAAAGTGCAATCGGATGACGCCGGCGGCTTCGGCTCGCCGACCGATCGCATCACGTTCGGCGCGGTGACGGTCAAGGGTTCACAGTGGGCGACGCCGGTTGCTGGGCCGATCGCCTCGGACAATCAATGGCGCGCGAGCTGGAGCGTCGCCGGCGGATCTGGCAACAGCATCACGTTCGCGATGTTCATGGGGATTCTCTAAAGGAGTCGACCGATGGCTACGCTCGTCTTTACCGACGCCTCTGTGAAAATCAACACCGTGGACCTCTCGGACCACGTGAAGAGCGTCAAGCTCAACTACTCGGCCGAGCTCCAAGAGGCGACCGCCATGGGCAACACCAGCAAGGCACGCAAGGGCGGCCTCAAGGACTGGAGCGTCGAGATCGAGTTTTACCAGGACTACGCCGCGGCGAAAGTCGACGCGACGATCTTCCCGCTCGTCGGCGTGCAGACGGCGTTCGAGCTCATCCCGGTGAAGAGTCAGGCGGTGAGCGGGACGAACAAACGCCACACCGGGAACGGCATCATCGACAGCTACCCGCCCTACACGGGCGGCGTAGGCGAGATGGGCATGGCGCCGATCACGATGAGTGGATCGGATGGCGTGCCGCTCGCGCAGGCATCGGTCTAATAGCAGGCCGCAGCACCACCAGCGGGGAGCCGGCCCCTGGCCAGGGCCGGGCCCTCACGGGCCGCGAGCGGAATTAACCGCCGGGTTCCACCCAGGGTGTCGAGGTAGAGCATGACGAAGCCAGACAAGCAGAGTCCGCAGCTCGAGCGCGAGGCGATCCTCGCGATTCCCGATATCACGCAGGAAAGCGTCGAGGTGCCCGAGTGGGGCGGTGCGGTGACCGTCCGGGGTTTAACCGGTGATGAGCGGGATGATTTCGAGGCGACGTGCCTCAAGGGCCGCGGCAAGAAGACGGAGGTCAACCTTCGGAACTACCGTGCGAAGCTGGTGGCCCGGTCGTGCATCCAGGCAGACGGCAGCCGGCTCTTCACCGACGACGATGCCCAGGCGCTCGGCAAAAAGAGCGCGGCAGCGATCAATCGGGTCGTTGAGGTCGCATCGCGGTTGTCGGGGATCACGGACGAGGACCTGGAGGAGCTGGCGGGAAACTGATGGCGCGGCCGGCCCGGTACTTCGCGTTCCAGCTCGCACGCGAACTCGGCATTCTGGATCCGGACCGGCTGCTCCGCAGCATCTCATCGCGCAAGCTCAGCGAGTGGAGCGAGTTCATTCGCCTGGAGCGGGAAGCGGAACACGAGCAGGAGATGGAGCAAACCGCGGCCGCCCGCTTGGAATCGCGGCGGTCGCTGCGGAGGGGTAGCGCGTGACGATTGCATCGATCGCTGTCAAACTCAGTATGTCGACCGCCGAGTTCCATCGGAATGCGGAGGCGGCCGGCCGGCGCATTGAGCGCATAGGTCGGACGATCGCGCGTGTCGGTCGCGAGATCACCATGGCGATTTCCCTGCCTCTCCTCGCGGCGGGCTTCGCTGTATTCCGCGCGCTACTCGAAGAGTCGCACCGTCAGTTCGGGCCGCTATATGCGGACTTCCAGTCGCTCAAGGCGAACGCCCATGACCTGTTCATCGCGCTCGGGCGCGAGCTCCAGCCGATCTTCCTGCAGATCATCGATCTCCTGCGGAGGGGCATCGGCATCATGCGCGGCTGGATCGCGGTGTTTCACGAGCTGCCGCAGTGGATAAAGATGACCGTGATCTACACGCTGCTCTTCCTCGCCGCGCTCGGACCGACGGTGCTCTTTGTTGGCAAGTTCATCACCGCCATTGGAGCATTGATCAAGCTCCTGCCGATCGTGTTCACCGTGACCAACCTCGCCACGGGCGGCATCCTGCTGATCGGCGCCGCGATGATCTATGCCGGGACGCACACAGACTGGACGAAATACCGGCTGGCGCTGTTCGCGACGTTCCTCGTGGAGAAGTTCTTCCAGGCCCTCCGCGTCTCGATCTTGGCGATCGACGTCTTCACGATGGGCATTTCCAAGCTCGTCGGCTGGACGGATTTCCTGCGCCGCAAAGTCACCGTGCTGGAGGACGAGGCGCTCGGGAAGCTGGGCGGTACGCTCGTCGAGCTGGAGAATCGGCTTCCGAAGGTCGGTGCGGGTCTCAAGGACCTTGGCAACCAGAGTCTCACGACGCGCGCGGCAATCGACCAGTTCTATGAGGCTCAGCGACGTCTGTCGGTCCAGGCCCGACTGCTGGGCAGCACCTTCGATTACGAAGGCGCCCAGGCCGCCAATCTCAAGACCCTGCTCGATGCGCTGATCGCCAATAATGTGACTGGCACCGTGATGATGAACGGGCATGCGGTGTCGGTGGAGCACCTCGCGCAGTCATTCCTGAGTGCGACCGAAATGTCCAGGGCGTTCAACGAGGCCTTGGGGGCGCTGGGGCCTCGACTCGATCAGCAGGTCCGCGCGATCGCCCTGTTCCGCTCACTGTTGGCGGCTGGTGTGCAGCCGGGCTTCGCCGCCGCGGCCGTTACCGCCGAAGGCCAGATCATCCAGGCGCAAATGCAAGGGATCCTCGATGCGCTCACGGCGATCGCAGAGCGGATTGGAGACATCTTCGCCGGCGTGCGCCGTGGCTTCCATGGCTTCGCCGCGCAGATGGGGGCCCTGCTGGGTGCGGTCCTGAAGCAGATCGGCCAGACCCTCGTGCAGATGGGCATCGCCGCGATCGCGGCCGGGAAGCTGGGCCTCGCGATCAAAGCCTTCGCGAAGAACCCCTTCGCCGCAATCGCGGCCGGCGTGGCACTCATCGCCCTCGGGCAGGCGCTCGCGGCGAGCGCGCAGCGGTCGATGAACCAGGGCCTGGGGGGCGGCGGGGGCGGTGGCAGCAGCAGCTTTGAGTCGAGTGCAGCCACGAGTAGCCAGGGCGAGAGCGTGATCATCCTCGAGCTGCGCGGCGATGCGGTCGTCACGACGCTGTTCCAGGATCCCCGCAACCAGGACGCGCTCGCCGAGGCGCTGTCGGATCTTTCGGGCCGCCGGGTGCGGGTCGAGCCACGGAGCGTGGCGTGACCATCTCGAAGCTGCTTTGGGGGACTGGCTTCGAGAACGAGGTCCGGATTGGCTACCCGCTCTTCGACGTCGTCACCGATCGGGAAGAGCGCGACGGGAGCGAGCACATCCAAGCGCCGAGCGGCGTCGAGGATAGCTGGTTGACTGGCAGAGATTATACCCTCGACACCGAAGTCCGCTGGATCCCCGACGGCCCGAACACGAGCCCGGTGCAGACGCAGCTGTCGGGCCCGGTGAGCTGGCAGGAGTTCCTCGACTGGGCGCGCGACGCCAATGCCTTCCGCTTCGTGCCCGATGAGAACGTGCCCGACTTCTACGTCGATAACACCTATCTCGTGGAGCCGCGGAAGGGATTCGGCAGCCTGTCCAGCGACATCAAGCGCAACGTGCGGCTGAAGCTGCGGAATCCGGTGAAGGATTTCCACGAGGCGCTGCGCGGGATCATGTTCGAGTACGCGCCGGGGGCGAGCCTGACGGATCCTCTGGCGGCGAGCTTCACGCGCGGGAGCGAGGCGACGCGGCGGGGCCTGCCGGGCAATCTGGCGGCCGCGATTGGCGCGAGCGACGCGAGCGGCGTGCTGCGGGATCGGCACTATGAGAAGTCGCTCAGGACGACGCTGCTGGAAGCGGCGCGGACGCAGCTCGTCACCGACCCGGAGAACTTCGGGAATTGGACGGCCGTCAATGTCACGCGGACCGCTGGGCAGGCGGATCCGTTCGGAGGCACCGGCGCCTACAAGCTTGAGGCAACCGCCGGCGCCGACAATCGCATTCAACAAGCGGTAGCGGGGTTTACGGCCGGGACACGGGCGGTGCTGTGCTTTCTTCGCGCCGATCCAACCAGTGCACAGTCAAATCTCATTGTCACCAGCGGCAGTGTCATTCGTCATCACGTGCGGGTCACGTGGACTGCTGGCGTCCCATCTCTCTCGACCATCGCAGGCACCGGCACGCTCTTTGGCGTCGCTCCGTGGGGTGCTGGTTGGTACGTCATTCTTATCAATGCTGACAATGTCGCCGCGAGCGACATCATCCAGATTTATCCCGCCGCCACTGGCGGAACGGGTACGGTCTATGCGTTCGGCGCCAACGCCTGGAACGCGGTGTTCCCGTCGAGCTACCAGGGGCCGAGCCTTACGACGCGGAATGCGGACCAATTCTCGCGTCCTTATGCGCATCGGCCGCAGGCGATTTTCGTATACCAGAAGTTCGTCGAGCGCGGGAGCACACAAGGCACAGGCACGATCCGGCAATGGAGGATCGGCGGCGGGGCGGGCGGTACGACACCTCCGTTTCTCTATATCACCTTCAACACGCAATACGGGACGCGCCTGGATTTTGGGACCGGGGTGACTTCGGCAATCATTTCTACCGTGCCAGCCTTTGGAGACGTAGTCGAATTCTTGGTCACGATGACTGCTGCCGGGCTCATGCAGGTATCTATGATCCTTAATGGCGGCGCACCTATCGTCGGCACCGCGGCCGGTGCGCAGGCGCTGGCTGCTGCATGGACCGATCCGACATTTTACTTCCCGAATCACATCGGTGATGGACTCACGGCGCTTGCCAACCTGAAGCATGGCCCGCTCACCTTCGGCGGCGTGATCCGCGACACGATCGCCAAGGCGCTGGCTGCCTAAGTGGCGAGCTATGATCCGCAGTATCGCCTCACCGTCTACGCCCCGCGCGCGACCGACGTCACCGAAACCACGCCCCTGACGCCGGCGGCCGGTGCCGCGCACTCGGATCAGTTCAAGGTCACGACGCACCCCAGCCTCGCCGGCTGGAAGCCCTACCTCGTCACGGTGCCTGGGCGTCGCGGACGCATCGATCCCTTGAAAAAGGCCGTGGACATCGGGGAGTTCTCCTTCACCGTCCTCGACCAGCGCCAGACGCCCGGCGGCTCGAACTTGGTGCGCTGGGTGACGGCCTTCCTCGGCGATGTGAACGGCAACCCACTATGGATGGGGCTCAAGGTCTTCGTCGAGGAGAGTCTCGATAACGGCGCGACATGGTCGTCTTTTTGGACAGGCGCCATTCAGGCCGCGCGCTTGGTCGACAAACTCCGCTTCGAGCTCGTCACGCGCGATATGGCGCAGAATCTTCGCTACAAGGTCTTCGTCGGGCGGCCGCATGTTGATGCAGCGGGCGCTGTGGCGGGGATCCTGCCCGTGGGGCTCATGAAGTCCTACGGCGCGTCGCGCGCGGTGGCCCCACTGTCGGGCACGATCGTGCAGTCGACCACGGTCGCCTATCAGGGCCTCAACTACACGATCGCGGCCATTCTCCTTGATTCCGCGTCGCGGAACCGCCAGGACAACGTCGTCACGCAGAATCTGTTTAGTCTTGTGTCGATGGCGATCGTCATATCCCCGGGTGGCGCGGCCTACATCCCCTTCAGCACGCCGGATGTCCACACGTCCGTCCGGGCGATCGTAAAGCGGCTGGACACAGGCGCTCAGGGGGAGTTCGTGCTCGGCTACGTCAATATGTCGCCGCACCTGCGCGGCGGCCGGCTGCGCTACGTTGCGGATCTCACGCTGGTCGAGTTGCGGCCGCCGGCGGGTGTCGCCACGGGAACGCCGTTGGTCAACAACGGTGGCGGCTATGGGATCGGCGCGAAATCCATCGCCACCGATGGCTGGACGATCAGCATCACGGGCATCGTGAAGAAGGGCGACCTCGTCAAGTTCTCCAGCCATTCCAAGCACTACACGATCCAGGCGGACGCCAACTCGAATGGCAGCGGCCAAGCGACGCTGACGATTGAGCCGGGGCTGTCGGCCGCGATCGCGGATAACGAGGCGCTGGTGGTCGTCGGTGAGCCAGGCTTCATGAAGATGCCGCCCAATGGCCAGGCCGTCGAATTCACGATCGTGCCGGATGCCCCGATCTCCAAGAACAACCCCCTGCTCGTCAACGACGTGCATCCGGTGCAGTTCTGGAAGGATATTCTGGACGGCCATTACAGCCGCGTCTGGCGCTACGAGGATGCGCCGCCGACGGGACAGAGTCCGGGTGACCCGCTGCGCAGTTTCCCCTACGATGCGGCTAAGTTCGCGGCGCTCATCGCGGACACGACCTTCCCTAAGATCCGCTTGCTGTTGACCGGCGAGGAGGAGCTCTCAGCCTTCGTCGAGCAGGTGATCTGTCAGCCCTATCAGCTCGGCTACTATCTGGACAACGACGGCAAGGTGGTCCCGGTCGATCTACGCATGCCCAGTTCCCTCGCCGGGATCCTGACGATCACGGATGCTGATCTCGCGATCGTGCCCAACAACGCGCAGTGGGAGCAGACGCGCGAGTCGGCGATCGGCCGGGCAAAGGTGAAGTACTACCAGGATATGCCGATCGCAGTCGCGGATTACTTGACCTCGCCCAACTTCGGCCCGAGCGGGGCCCCGATCGTCGAAAACGCGATGTTCTCAGTCGTGGAGCATTCGATCAACGTGCTTAACCTCGGCGCCGCTCAGCTCTCGAGTAATGTCGAAGCAATCGACGCGCGCGGTGCGCGAGTCATGGTCGGCGATGCCGCGATCGATGGCCTCTCCCGCGTGAAATGGATTGAGGACAAGCTCTACGGGTTCACGCGCGAGCTGCGCCAGCCATATGGATTTGGCGTGATCCCCGCCACGCTCATCTGCAGGCGCACCGCGAACACAGCGGCAAAGCCCGGCGATCTGCGCTTGATCGATGTCGACGCCCTGCCCGACCCCACCTCGCATCTGCGTGGTGGCACCCGGCTGATGCGCTGTATCGAACCGACCGAGGACGGGCTCACGCGCACACTACGGTTCATTGATCTGGCGACCAACGTGGTCTGCAATACGCCAACCCTGGGCGCGCCGACGCAGCAGACCGGGAACACCCGCCACGGCGCCCAGACGGCTGTCACGCTTAATGCCCAGGGCGAACCGGTCGAGGTGCGCTACGCGGTCACGGATACTGGTGTAGGCTCGGCTCCGGCCGACACCAGCCCGCTCTGGACGTTTGGGGATTTCGTGACGGTCGCTCGCAATTCGACGATTGGCCGTCAGCGCGCCGGTCAGCGCATCTGGTTTCAGGGACGTAGCGTCGCGGCTACCGGCAGCGCGATGAAGCTGCCCTCGGCCTGGGTACTGGCCAGTGGCGGCGGGTTCGTGGACCTCGCGGTGATTCCGCCCGTCACCAATGTGCAGGCGCCGCTTTCGCTCATCGCGGGCGCATCGTTCCGCGTGACCTGGACGCCGGGCGATACGCAGCTGGCCGTCAATATCCTACTCGCTTCGCCAACCTCCGATCCACGCGTGATCGTCGCCCGCGCGCTACCCGGCTCGAACTACTTTGATTTCCCCGGTGACATCGCGGGTCTGGTGCTGGCGTCGACGACCACCTATCGCGTCGGCCTGCAGCATGTCGCCATGGATGGCTCGGTGTCGACTGAGGTCACGATCGACGTCACCACGACCTCGACCGTGGTGACCGCACCGGAGACAGGCGGCATCGCAATACTGGTGGGGGTGATCTAGGTGTCGATTGTCCAGCCCACCGATCCGACGCGCACCCGCATTACCGGCATCGCGCTCGCCCTCGTGCCCGGTCGCTATGCGGGAAGTCGACGCCCCTGGGCGGGCTCCTCCGAAGTGCGGCGGGCGCCCGATCTCAACGGCATGCTTGATGAGGCAAGTGCCGTCACGATCGCCGACAATCTTCCGCCCCTGCCGCCCGCGGGGGCACCGTTCGTGGACATTCGCTCGAGCGGCGTGTGGTATTACAGCTGGCGTCACAAGGCGGCGGGCTATACCCCGGGGCCCTGGAGTGCATGGGTCGGCGCGGGGGCGGACATCATCCCCGCCGGCGTCCTGGCCGACGCGATCAATGGCGGCGTCGGCGCTGGCGTGCACCCGCTCGTGCGCGCGGCCGAGATCCGCGACCAGAACATCGGCAATAAGGGCGCGGTGACCACGACGGTCGATTGGGGCGATGAGGGCGGGGTCACGCGGCGCATCCGTCTCACCGCGAGCGGCGGGATAATTCTCCTCAAGAACGGACGCCCCGGCCAGACCTACACGCTCATTCTGCAGCAGGATGGGACCGGCAGTCGCACGATCGCGACCTGGGATCCCGCGATTGCCTGGCAGGGCGATGCAGTGCCGACGCTGACGACGACGGCTGATCTCGCGGATTTCCTCACGCTCGAGTGCGTGACGTCCGGGGGCAACGTGCGCTACCTCGGCCGCGTGGGAGCAGACCAGAAAGCCTATGTCCAGAACGACGTGCAGGTGGCGATCCGGGATATCGAGGTCCTCAGTTCGATGGTGGCGACGACCACGATCCCGATCACGGGGCTGTCGTTCGCGCCTAAGCTGATCCTCGTGCTTTCGAGCGGCCGTGATGATGCGAGTGATGCTGCGGGCCGTGCCGACTATTACCTAAACTTCGGAGCGGCGACGAGCACGAGCGTGCGTCGGGTCATGACGTGTTGGTCTGATGATGGCGTGGCGACGGGCGAAGCGAACCGCTACGGTGGCAATGACGCGATCGCGAACGAGATCAGCACCACTCGCACCGGCGCGCTCGATGTCTCCGCATTCAACAGCGACGGTGTCACCTTGATCGTTGATGATCAATTCGTTACGAGCCGACGGTACACCGTCGTACTGATCGGAGGGGAGACCTTCCAGGCGAAGCTCGACAACATTGCCACGCCGGCGGCGACCGGCAACCAGACGGTGACAGGTGTGGGATTTACGCCAACAGGCCTCCTGCTCTTTGGCGGCGATGTCGCAACGGCGAATCTCAACACGACGACTGCACACGCGATCTTTGGCATGGGCGCCGCGCAGAGCACGTCCGCGCGCTATGGCATGGCGAACGCGATCCGCGACGGGGACACGACGCAGAAGCCCACGAGTTACGGATTCACGGGCGAGTGCTATGCCGACGGCGAACTCGCCGGCGCGCCCGACACCACAGCGAGCCGCTTCCGTGCTGACTTCGTGAGCTTCGGGAGCGGGCAATTCATCATCAATTGGCTGGAGACCGCAGAATTTCGCACGCTGTTCTATCTCGCCGTCGCTGGCTGCCGAACGGCGGTGGCGAACCTGGCCACGCTGACCGATGTCACCACCGATATTAATGTTGGGCCGCTCGCGCTGCTGCCGAAATTCGGGTTGCTCTTTTCGCACAATCGACCGACCAGCACGCAGAACGTCGATGACAACGATGCGCAGCTGAGCCTTGGGGTCTTCGCCGAGAATCCGCAGGGCGGAATCCCCGTGCAGCGGGCGGTAAGCACGATGCAGAAGTTCGATGCGGGCGTCGCCTCCGTCGTCGCCGGCGCCGGGCTCGCCTATGCCGCGGCCTATCAGAACCTCGCCGTGGCGGACGGCTCGCTCGAGGGGCGGATGCAGGTGACCGCGATTACGCCCGGGGGCTTCACGGCACGGATGGACGACGCCGACCCCAGCGGCTCGCGCGTGGGTTGCTGGTTGGTCGGTGCGTAGATTTGGTGGTGAGGGGGGTTGATCCCCAGGTCGAGCCGTTCCCCTACTCCGTGTGCCGCAAGGTAGCCGGAGGCAAGGACGGTGAGGCTAGAAGGTCGCCCCTCTCACTTCCTACTGCAGGTTGTCGTAATGAATCACGACAGAATCGCGGCCTGCCGTGGTACAGCCTCGCGTAAAGACGCTGATCTGAGTGCCCGGCCAGTCTGCGGGCTGTGCCGCATACTGCACCTCGAGCGCCGCGAAATGGCGTTCGGCCCCATCCACGATGATCGTGTCTCTGGAGACAAGCACTGGAGGATTCGGCACGTAGACCGGCACGTAGTCCCATGACCAGCTCGCCGGTGATGCTGACCCCCGGCATGTCCATGTCGCGTTCCCGAACTGATCTCGAAATAAATACTCGACTAAGATCAGCGAGCCTTTGGTCAATTGCGATTGCGCGACACTGGTATCGAGCGATCCGGGAAGCGAGACGACTGCGGCGACGTCTGGCAGTGCCGTCGCGGTCGCTGCAGTGAACACCGCGCGCCTGCCGTCATTGTCGAGCGCCCATGCGACGAATACCTGACTGCCCGCTTTGGTGGCGAGTGTCGGCTGCAGGCGCGCGATGCCGGAATCGTTGGTGCTGCCGGCGCCGATGAATGTCGTGTCCGTCCCCACCACCCTAAACCAATTGACGACCACGCCGGGTGCCGCTGTTGCGGTAGCAGTATCGGTCGCCAGCGCCGCGATTGGCTCCGCGAGCACCTGTGCGACGGTATCAACCTGACCATCTCCGCTGATGACCGCGAGACTCACGGCGAACGGTTGAATCCCGCCTGGATCTTTGCCGCAGGCCGCGATACTGATTGCGGCTGCTAATGTTAAAAGATTGCGCATCGCATTATCCCTTCCTTCGCTTGAACACAAATCCGAACTGCGGAATCGCCTGGACGAATTCCCATCCTTGGCGGCCGAGCTCGTTCATCACATAAAGCAATGGGTCGGCTGATTGGTTCGCTGAACCCCTGGTGTGACTCGCAAAACTGCGCACCAATGAATCGGTTGATACCGTACTGTCGCCGGCACTCCAGGCGGACGGGACGGTCAATCCAGCGGCACTCGAGGCCGTGAGCCTTCCGTACTCCCACTGCGGCGCCGATGCCTGCTGAGCGGCGAGGGGGACGGTCAAGACCCACAGAATCGCTACGATCAACACCGCGCGCATAGGTTAAGCCTCCTGCCTGCACGATAGAGCCGCCCTCGCTAACTCGCCAGCCAGTCGCGGTTGCCTACCGGACGGTTGTATCGCGGGACATCAAATACTACATTGGGGGCTGAGCAGGACCACAACCTAGGCAGGAACCCAGGCCGCGTCGCCAATCACGACGCGGCCTTTTGCGTTCTAGGAGGCTCGGATGAGCGGAGCCTGGCTGAGCTCCATCAGCACGAAACTGCAGCGGTTCCAATGGCTGCTATGGCTTGCCCTGATCGCCCTGCTTGCCGTCGGCTTCGACTTCAAGACTCCTGCTGCGCAGTTCCGCACCATCAAAGCCGATAACGCCCGCCAAGACTCCATCCTCGTCGAACTCGGTCGCTACATCCGCGCGATGGCGATCGCTGAATGCCTCGATCGCCCACAGCGCGAAACGCAGCTGATGGGCCTGCCCTGTGGCCGCCTCCTCAAACCCCAGACGTTCACCAGCCCATGAGCCACTCCAGCTGGGTGTCGCGCGTTCTCGAGGACATCGGCTTCTTCGCGGCGATCGCGCTCGGCATTTTCGCCGGCATCCGCGAGGCTCTTTCGGTGATGGCGGATCGGCCCTTTCCGTGGACACTGCTCATCGTCATGGCGATTCTCGCAGCTCCCAAGACGCTCGGTCGCATGACCGCCGGGCGGGTTTGGGGGGCGATCGCCGGCATGCTGCCCGGACGGCGCTCGGGTGGCGGCGATACCGGGGCCGCCGGATGAGCGATCTCCGCGACGTCGCGCTCGATGTGTGGCGATCGTTTCTCAACGTTCCCTATCGCTGGGGCGGCGACGACCCGATGGAGGGCGTGGACTGCAGCGGTCTCGTGCTCGAGGGTCTGAAAGCAGTAGGGCTCGTTCCGCGCGAGCTCGATATCACGGCTGATTCGCTGCTCCGCCAGACGTTCAAGGACTATCCGCGCGAGACGATCGATCGGCTGCTGCGCCGCGGCATGCTGGTGTTCTGGGCACTTCCCAATCAGCCGGTCCATCACGTCGAGATCGTCTGGGCCACGTTCCACGATCGCGTGCTGACGCTTGGCGCATCAGGTGGGGGATCGCGCACCATCGATCGCGCGACCGCGGTGAAACAAAACGCCTACGTGAAGATCCGCCGCATCACACCAGGTTGGCTATGCGCAGTGGATCCGTTTCCGACGCTCTTCTGATGCCTAAGCCGCGCGGCTGTGGGACCGCTATCCTCGTCGCCTCGGCCGCCCTCGTATTCTCCGGCTGCAATCCATTCCGCTCCTCAGTCGTCTCGCCCCGCGGCATCGCCGTGCTCTGCCTCGAGAATCAAGGGCGTGAGACGCTGTCCGTCATCGCCGTTGATGAGATCGGTAAGGAGTGGGACCTCGTGGCGCGCCTGCGCCCAGGCAGCCGCTACTTCGCTGGATGGAGCGGAAGCTCTCGCCGGCTGCAGCTGATCGCCGGGCCCTATTACACGCGTTTCTTCGCGCCGATGGAGGCGCGGGTTTGGCGCTGGGTGATCCCCGCTGATACGGTGCAGCGCGAGGCCTGCACATGATGCTCCTGCTGCTGGTGCTACTCCTTTTGGTGTTCGCCCCGCCGCTCCGGGCCCAGCAGCGGATCCCTCCTCCCGCGGTCGCGGACTCGCTCTGGCAGATCGTGGGTCAGTGTAGCGGCGCGCCCGTCCAGCCGGGCGGGGACCTCGGGGATGTGAAGTGGCGCGATGATGCGGACCGGCTGCGAGCGCACCACGCGCATGCCGAATGGGTGCCGCCCGATACGATCCTCCTTGCACCTGATGTGGCGCCGTGGGAAATCGCGCACGAACTGCTGCATCATCGCCTGCGCGGGCCGCCGGACAATGCCTTCACGCTGGGCACTGCGAACCATCCGTTCAATCCGTTCTACTTCCCATGCCGGCTGATGCCGCTCCAGCATCCGGCGCTGCGCCCATGAGGTGCATCCGCTGCGGTCACGAGTGGAGCGCGCCGCTCTGGCTTCTCGGGCTGACGCTCTGCGCCCTACTGCTCGCCGGCGTCTCGAGCGTCCTCGGCTACCAGGCCTGGGGTCAGAAGCAGGGCTTTCGGGTAAGCCGCCAGCGCGCCGACTCGCTCGTGAACGATTGGTCCGCACGCCAGTGCGTTCCGAGGCGGCCATGAGATGGGCCATTGCGGTATTCGAGCTCTACTTCCTGATCTGGTTCGCGATCGTGGGTTGGGAGGCGTTTCTGCGGCGCGCTGTTGGCGAGCGCAGCCCGTTCGATCTCCTCGAGCTGCATCATGCCTATATCGGGGCCCTGCTCGTCGGTTGGGGCTGGCACCTGCACAGCGTCACGGGCGTCTTCCTCCAGCTGCTCGGCCTCGTCTTCACAATCGACGATCACTGCCAGCACCTGGTGCAGACTGAGGGCGACAACCCCGATTATCAATCGCCGCTCCATCAGCTCTTCGCGCGCACGCTCTGGCGCGTGCCGGTGGTCCCGAAGCTCGTCGAGTACCTCGATGAGCGGTGGTGGTTGCTTGTCGTCCTCGCCGGCGCGGCGTTCCTCGTCCTCGGCTGCGCGTCAGTGCCGTCGCTGGTCCCGCTGGTCCCCCGCCCCGATACGCGGCGCATCACGAGCTTCGAGATGGACTCGACGCTCGTGCGGAGATCGGCCGAACAATTCGGCCTCGCGCTGCCGAACGAAGCGTCGCTGTGTCTCGAGGGGCAGCTGGGTCCGCGCCCCGATCGCCCGGGCTACCTCCATGTGGCGCTGACAGGGATCCGGCCGGCGGCCGCTGATAGCGCCGACCAATTCCACGTTTATCTCGTGCGTGCGCCCAAGAGCGGCTGCACGCCGGGACAGCTCGTCGCTCTGGCCCACGATCACACGACGACCGGCTCGCTGGAGCGGTGCGAGCATTCCGACCCCGACGCCTTCGTGTTGTTCGAGGATACCCGCGTCCTCTTCAGCCTGGTGTTCTGCAGCGAAGGCCGTGGCGAGGTGCTGTTCCAGGATGGGCGGCGCGGGCAGTTCGTCTGGTCGAAACCGGCAGGATCGTGATGTATTTCAACCCAAAACGGCGGAGGAGTTCATGA